TACCCTTGCAAGACCTATGCCAACTCTAGAACCTATGCAAGACCTATGCCAACATTGGTACCTATGCAATATCTATGCCAACTCTAGAACCCATGCAAGATCCATGCCAACTAATGTAGACACATGACTACATGCTATCCCATGCAAGATCCGTGCCAACTCTAGAACCTATGCAAGAACCATGCCAACTTTAGTACTATCACGGCTTATAGGGAGACATAAATCCCAGTGATGGTGGGGGGTTTAGGGGTTGACATTGTGAGCGGGGTGTGATTTTGGGGGCGGGGAGGGGTAGGGCTATCGGGATTATTTAAGGTACCCTCCGCTATACAAAATAAGGCCAAATTGGAACACTAAAGTGCACTAAAACGAAACAAAAGTACACACTAAAGTGCACTAAAGTATACTAAAAGAATCATATCTGGCCACAGCCCCATTTAGTAGACAACTATTTGATTATATTATTAAAAAGCACCACTAAGAATGACAGTAAATGTTCCTATTTAAAAATAAATAAGGTCTAGCTATTGCTTTATTAGTAAAAATATGGTATAATATAAGCGTAAGCTAAGGAGGAATAAAAGAATAACTAAACAACAACTTAAACTACTCCCTTAGCTACTCCTCCACTACCCTCAAGTAATCTTAAGTTATACATAAGGCAACTACATGACTCCTGAAGATTTAATCCCTACTGTTCCTAAGAGGAAAGGTAGACCACCTAAGCAAGAAGTAAAGAGTAAGACTAGAGGTAGTAGGGCAGTAATGGGTCGTCCTAAGGGTGATGCTTCTATTATCAATGAATATAAAGCTAGAATGTTAGCATCTCCTAAGTCTAATAAGGTTTTGGAGTCAATATTTGATGCTGCTCTAGATGATGACCATAAGAATCAAGCAGCAGCGTGGAAGTTAGTCATGGATCGTATGCTTCCGGTCAGTTACTTTGAGAAGGATAAAGCCAGTGGAGGACGTAATAGCGTTTCTATCTCCATTACTGGTGTGGGTGGGGAAACCACTATTGTTGGTGGTTCTACTATTGAAGGGGAAATTGAGGATGTCTAATAATAAAGAATATAGGTACTTCAAAACAGAGGACTTTGCCTGTCAGGAGACTAACGCCAATAGAATATCCCCAGCATTCATCACTAGATTAGATAACCTACGTGATCTCTGTGGTTTTCCATTCATCATTACCAGTGGTTATAGAGATCCTTCACACAGTGCAGAAGTTAATAAGCCTATAGGTTCTAAAGGGCAGCATACAGCAGGAATAGCTGCTGATATACGAGTAAGGAATGCAGAACAGAGGTTCTTGATCGTCAAACATGCCATTGCGTTAGGTTTCACTGGTATAGGTGTAGCTAAGACCTTTGTACACGTAGATACTAGAACCACTACACCCGTGATCTGGACTTATTGATATGGCTAAGAAGCAAGTAAGGGCGTCTTTAATCCCTTTCGACAGTAAACTCCATAAACCACAAGACTTAGGTTTAGGTGGACTGTCTACAGAGTATACCGCTACTGTAGATGCTCCAGATGGGTCAGTCTTTCTTATTCCTACTATATGGTGGGATGCAGAAGGAAAGCCAACCTACATAAAAGATACAGATAAAGCAGCAGCCTTAGCTCTTGAGTATGAAAAAACAACAGGTAAGCAGTTTCCTAGATTCCCTGCTGGTGCTTACAAAGAAGCAGACAAGTATGCAGCGGATAGATCAAAAGCTGGAGGGGCGTCAGTCAGCCCTTTAGCCCGTGACGTTATTAAAGAAAAGAAAGCTAAGGTTGCTAATACTTTTGTAGAAGCAATTTAATGGATTTAGATGTCAAACTACTACCGTGGCAGACTGAAGTCTGGGAAGATCCAGCTAGATTTAAGATTGTAGCTGCTGGTAGACGTACAGGTAAATCAAGACTAGCAGCATGGTTGTTGATAGTTAATGCCCTACAGACTAAGAAAGGTACTGTCTTCTATGTAGCACCTACTCAAGGACAAGCTAGAGACATTATGTGGGATACCTTGATGGAGTTAGGTCGTCCTGTCATTGCTTCTAGTCATATTAATAACCTGCAAATAAAACTAATTAACGGAGCAACCATAAGCCTTAAAGGTGGAGATAGACCAGAGACTATGCGAGGTGTGTCTTTAGCCTTTCTAGTCTTAGATGAGTACGCAGACATTAGACCAGATGTGTGGGAACAGATATTAAGACCAGCACTGGCTGACCAAAAGGGTCATGCTTTGTTTATCGGTACACCTATGGGTCGTAATCACTTCTACGACCTGTATAAGTACTCTACGTTAGGTGATGATCCGTCTTACGCTGGGTGGCACTTTACTAGCTACGATAACCCTCTACTAGACCCAGAGGAAATAAATGCCGCTAAGAAGTCTATGTCATCCTATTCTTTTCGGCAGGAGTTCATGGCATCCTTTGAGGCTATGGGTTCAGAAATGTTCAAGGAAGATTGGGTTAAGTTTTCAGAGGAGAAGCCTAAGCAGGCTGGAGATTACTTCATAGCTATTGACCCTGCTGGTTTCTTAGAGGTAGGGAAGAAGAAGACTAAGAAGTCTAGTCTAGACAATACAGCCATTGCTGTTGTCTTTGTGAATGAAGATGGTTGGTTCATAGAGAATATGATCTATGGGAGGTGGACGCTAGAAGAAACAGCTAAGAAGATATTTCAGGCTGTTAAGGACTACAAACCAATCAGCGTTGGGATTGAGAGGGGCATAGCTAAACAGGCTGTGATGTCTCCCCTTACGGATATGATGAAGAGACAGAGCTTCTTCTTTAGGGTAGAAGAACTAACCCACGGTAATCAGAAGAAGACAGATAGGATCATGTGGGCGCTACAAGGGCGCTTTGAACATGGTCTAGTAACAGTTAAGAAAGCAGATTGGAATGCTCAGTTCTTAGATGAGTTGTTCCAGTTTCCTGATGCTTTAACACACGATGACTTGATTGATGCACTTGCGTACATAGACCAATTAGCTAAGGTTGTCTATGCAGGTAACTTTGAAGAGTACGATGAATTTACTGCTATGGATTCCGTAGCTGGCTACTAAGGATATTAGATGAAAGATTATAATGAAGGCGAACTAGAAGTCTCTATGATAGATGAGTCTTTATCTGATTGGGTCATCACTAAATGTGATAACTGGCGTGATCACTACGAAGCTAACTATAGAATGAAGCACGATGAATACTATCGCTTATGGCGGGGTATTTGGGACGGTGCTGACGTTACTAGAGCCTCAGAGCGTTCTAAGATTATTTCTCCTGCACTTCAACAGGCAGTAGAGTCCTCAGTTGCAGAGGTAGAAGAAGCCACCTTCGGTAGAGGTACATGGTTCAACATCACGGATGATATGGATGATCCAGAGAAGGATGACGTAGCTTATCTAAGGAAGAAGCTGCATGAGTCATTCGGTAAGACTAAAGTCAGGAAGTCAGTAGCTGAGTGCTTAATAAACGCTGCTGTCTTTGGCAACGGTATCGGTGAGATTATCTTAGAGGAGATTAAAGAGAGAGTTCCAGCTACTCAACCCATTATGGAAGGAGAGATGCAGGCTGTAGGGGTTGAGATCAAAGAACGTACAGTTTGCCGTCTTCAGCCCGTTATGCCTCAGAACTTTCTAATTGATCCTGTAGCTACGTCTGTAGACGATGCTTTAGGTGTAGCTGTAGATATGTTTGTATCTAGACACAGCGTAGAGATCCTGCAAGAAACTGGTGTCTACAGGGATACGTACATAGGTACTGCTACCCCAGACTTCGACATTGAGCCTGATCAAGATTTAACCACCTTCACAGACGATAAGGTAAGACTGACTAAGTACTACGGTCTAGTCCCACGGCATCTCTTAGAAAAAGCCATCAAAGAAAAAGAAGAAGAGGACGACGAAGAAGAAGTCTCCTTGACTGACAACTACGAGATGGGTGAAGATGAAGACGGTGAGGAAGATAGCTACTACGTTGAGGCTATTGTTGTCTTAGCTAATGGCGGTATCTGTCTTAAAGCAGAAGAAAACCCATTCATGATGCAGGATCGTCCTATTGTAGCATTTCCATGGGATGTAGTTCCGGGCCGCTTCTGGGGCAGAGGTATCTGTGAGAAGGGCTACAACAGTCAGAAGGCTCTAGACGCAGAGATCAGAGCGCGTATCGACGCATTAGGTCTTACAGTTCATCCTATGATGGCTATGGACGCTACACGTATTCCACGTGGTTCACGACCTGAGATTGCCCCCGGCAAGCTCCTGCTAACCAACGGTAATCCTGCTGAGATCCTCCATCCATTCAACTTCGGACAGGTAAGTCAAATTACCTTCGCACAAGCAGAAGCTCTTCAGCGTATGGTACAGACCTCTACAGGCGCTGTAGACTCTACGGGTGTTGGTGGTCAAGTCAGTGGTGAAGCAACCGCTGCTGGTATCTCTATGAGCTTAGGAGCTATCATTAAGCGTCATAAGCGTACCTTGATTAACTTTCAGGAAGCATTCCTTATTCCTTTCGTTGAGAAGGCTGCGTTTAGATACATGCAGTTTGATCCAGATAACTACAAAGCAACAGACTATAAGTTCTCTGCTTCTTCCAGCTTAGGTATTATGGCCCGTGAGTATGAGGTTACACAGTTAGTTCAGTTGATGCAGACTATGTCTCCTGAGTCTCCTGCTTATCCTGCTTTGATTGAGTCTATAATCAACAACATGAATATCTCCAATAGAGAAGATATCATCAAGACCCTGCAAGCAGCACAACAACCTAACCCAGAAGCACAGCAAGCTGCTCAAGCTGAACAACAAGCTCAAGCTGCCTTCCAGAAATCACAGACTGATGCTCTTAACGGTCAAGCTGCTGAGTCTATGGCTAGAGCTGAGAAGATCAAAGCAGAGGCTGCTGCAATACCACAGGAGCTTGAGATCCAAAAGATCAAAGCAGTTACGTCTAACCTACAGGTAGGTACTAAAGACGATAAAGAGTTTGAGCGCCGGTTGAAAATAGCCGATCTTAAACTGAAGCAGAAGGATTTGAGGGTTAAGGAGCAATCTGTAATGCTTCAAAATCAGAGAGCAGCTACTCCTCCTCCTCCACCTCCTCCTGCTCCAGAACAACCACAGGCTGAAGAAATGCCTATGACACCACCACTTTAACTCACGGAGTAAGATAATGGTAAACGATAGAGATTTTAAAATGGCTATGGATCAGATCAACAAAGCCTTTGCGGCAATCAACAAGGAAGTAGCTGCACTTAGGGAAGAAATGGAAGCTGCAAAAAAGAATAAAAAAGCTTGATTTTATTCCTTAAATATGGTATAATATACTTGTAGTACACATATTACATTAACCCCTGTCCTTTCGGAGAAACAGATGCAACAAGATGCTCAAGCAATAGAGTTCGATAAATACTACAACGCAATGAAAGATTTATTTCTTTCTGAGGGTTGGGATTATTTGATTAAGGACTTAACGGCTAACGCAAACCACATCAACTCAGTAGAATCAGTAAAAGATAACGAAGAACTCTTTCATCGAAAGGGTCAGTTAACGATACTGGCTAACCTACTAAATCTAGAGAATCAATTAGAGACTCTAAGACAACAGCAAGAAGAAGCTGAAACCACAGAAGAAGCATAATGCGCTTAATCTATGACTTTCAATGTTCAGACAATCACGTTACTGAAGGTTTTGTTTCTTCAGACGTAACTGAGCATCCTTGCGGTTTATGTGCTAAAACAGCACAAAGGATCATTTCTCCTGTTCGTACAAAGCTAGATCCTATCTCAGGGGATTTCCCCGGAGCTACGATGAAGTGGGCTAAGAATAGAGAGAAGCAGATCAAACACGAAAGGAAGACAAACTCTTAGTTGAGAACTTCCATACTATAGTCCTCCATAATACGATACGGTACGGAGTTTAATGATGGCAGCTACATTTGTTGACGATGACAGTTTAGATGATCAAGAAGACAACGATCAAGAACAGGCTCAGTTCGCTGAGGAACCTATTCAAGAAGAAGAAGAAGGTATTCCAGATAAGTACGCAGGAAAGTCTGTACAGGATATTGTACGGATGCATCAAGAAGCTGAGAAGCTCTTAGGCCGACAGAGTGCTGAAGTTGGAGACTTACGAAAAGTTGTTGATCAATACATCCAGACACAACTCACGCCAGCGCAGGCTAATAATCATACACAGCAAGAAGAGGCTGAAGACGAGATAGACTTTTTCTCTGATCCTGAAAAGGCAGTACAGAGAGCTATTGATAACCACCCTAAAGTAAGGCAAGCAGAGCAGTTCCACACTCAAGTAAGAAAGAACAACGCTCTACAAACCCTACAGCAGAAACACCCAGATATGGCAGATATCCTATCTACGCCATCGTTCGGTGAGTGGGTTCAAGGCTCTAAGATTAGGACTCAGTTATTTTATCAAGCAGATAAGCAGTACGACTACGAAGCTGCCGATGAACTTTTCACTAACTGGAAGGAACGTCAAGGCATAGTAAATCAAGCTGTAACTGCTGAGAAACAAACTAGAAGTAAGGCTGTAAGACAAGCATCTACTGGTAGTGCAAACGGTAGTACTGAAGCTTCTTCTAGAAAAGTATATCGACGAGCAGACATTATTAAACTTATGAGAACTGACCCAGAACGATATGCGTCGCTTTCAGATGAAATCATGAAGGCGTACTCTGAGGGAAGGGTAAAATCCTAAACTATTATTATTAAGAGAACTATATTATGGCTACTTCAACATTCCCCGCAACTGGCGGGTTTGTAGACAACACAAGCGCAGCAACTTTTATTCCAGAGATTTGGAGTGATGAGATCATTGCTGCTTATCAAAAGAATCTAGTCTTAGCTCCACTCATCAAAAAGATGTCGATGAAGGGTAAGAAAGGCGATACTATCCACATTCCAGCACCTACCCGTGGTGCAGCAAGTGCTAAGGTAGAAAATCAAGCAGTAACCGTACAGAATGCTGTAGAGAGTGAAGTCGTTGTTACTATCGACAAGCACTACGAGTATTCACGTATCATCGAAGACATCACAGAAACTCAGGCTCTGTCATCTTTGCGTCAATTCTATACCGGCGATGCTGGTTATGGTTTGGCTAAGCAAGTAGACGATGATCTGTTTGCTCTGGGTAAATCCTTTGGTGACGGTGACGGTACTGATTGGACTAACACGGCTACTTACTACTGTGACGCATCTACTGGCCTTACGGCTTATGCTGTAGACACCGTAGCAACTGCTGATGTCTTTACTGACGAATGTTTCCGTAAGCTGATCCAGCTCATGGATGACAACGATGTTCCTATGGATAATCGTTCTTTCGTCATTCCTCCTGCACTCCGTAACGCTATTATGGGCATCAACCGATACGTGTCTTCGGACTTCGTAGAAGGTCGTTCTGTAGTTAACGGTAAGCTGGGCAACTTGTACGGTGTTGATATCTACGTCACCAGCAACTGCCCTATCCTCGAAACAGCAGTTGAAAATGCTGCTGGTGGTATCGTTCGCGGTGCTCAGTTCATCCACAAAGACGCTTCAGTCCTTGCGGAGCAAATGGGTGTTCGTTCACAGACTCAGTACAAGCAAGAGTTCCTCGGTACTCTATATACTGCTGATATGTTGTACGGCACTAAGGTAGTACGTCCAGAAGCTGGTTTCGTACTTGCAGTAAACGGTTAATAACCCTTTGTATCTGGGGGTCAGCAATGGCCCCCTTTTACTTTTCTAATACTTATTAAAAGGGAAGGGTACTATGCCGTTATACAGAGGAGCAGGTGGCGCTGGGGATGCAAGCACAGACGCTTATGCGAGCTACGTAGCGGAACAAGCCCAACTAGCAACACTTAGAGCAACAGAGGCTAATGCCTCAGCTATCGCAGCAGCAGCTAGTGCATCTAGCGCAGCGGCTGACGAAGCACTAACAAATGCAGACGCTGTTTCTACAGCAGCGAATGTCGTAACTACAAATGCAGATGCAGCCTCTACAGCCGCTGATGTAATAACTACAGCAGCCAATGTAGTACTAACCGCAGCAGACGCTGCATCTACAGCTAATGACGTTATCAGTACTTCTGCTGACGTAGTAACTACAGCAGCTAACGCTTCTTCAGCAACAGATAGTGCAGCATCAGCAACAGCTAGTGCTTCTGCTGCCTCCACGTCAGAAACTAACGCAAGCGTAAGTGCTTCTGCCGCTTCTACTTCAGAGACTAACGCAGCCACTAGCGAAACTAACGCAGCTTCTAGTGCTACAACAGCAACTACTCAAGCAACCAATGCAACAGTTAGTGCATCTGCTGCTTTAATTTCAGAAAACAATGCTTCTGCTTCTGCCGCTTCTGCAAGCACTTCAGAAACAAATGCTTTTTTAAGCTCTACAGCAGCAGCTACATCAGAGACTAATGCAAGTAACTCAGCTAGTTCTGCGGCTACTTCAGAAACTAACGCTGCTACCAGCGCCTCTTCTGCATCTACTTCAGCTACAGCAGCAGCTACATCAGAAACAAACGCTGCTTTAAGTGAGACTAACGCAGCTACTAGCGAAACCAATGCGGCAACTAGTGAAACTAACGCAGCAGCCAGCGCAGCTAATGTTCTTTCTTCAGAAATAAATGCAGCAGCTAGTGAAACAGCAGCAGCTACAAGCGCATCAGCAGCAGCAACTAGCGCAGCTAACGCAGCTAGTGAAGTAAGTACAGCTATTGCTAATCTAGTTGATTCAGCACCAGCTACACTAGATACCTTAAATGAATTAGCGGCTGCTTTGGGTGATGACGCTAACTTCTCAACTACCGTAACTAACTCACTTGCTACTAAACTTACAGATTCTTCAACTTTGAATGCAGATAACATGACTACAGGAACACTAAACGGTGGGACATATTAATGGCTACTAAAATTATTACAAAGAACAGTTCAACAGCTACATCTATTCCTACTGCTGGTGATCTAGTACAAGGGGAATTAGCTGTAAACGTAACGGACAAGCGTTTGTTTACAGAGGATAGCGGTGGCGCTATAGTGGAGTTGGGTACTAACCCTTCTACTTTAACGGTTACTGGGGCAATCACAGGAGCGGCGACATTTAGTGGTGACATAATCACTACAACATTAGGCACAAGTAACTTCCGCGCAGGTGTCAACGCAGGTAACAGCATTATAGCGGGTGGTAATTATAATGTTCTTGTAGGCGATCAAGCTGGTACTGCGATTACTACTGGTACTCAGAATGTTTTAGTAGGTTATCAATCTGGTGATGCTATTACTATAGGGACTAACAACACGGCTTTGGGACACAACTCTTTAACCGCTCTTACTACTGCAAGTTACAACGTAGCCATAGGGCGCAAGGCGTTACTTAATGCCACTACAGGTACATATAATACAGCCGTTGGTACAGATGCGGGATTGGCAATAACCACAGGCACATTCAACACCCTCATCGGTGGTCTTGCAGGTGATGGGGCTACTACAGCATCTTACTCTACTGCACTAGGTTACGGTTCTTTAGGCGGTGCAATGACAGGAGAAGGCAATGTTGCGTTAGGCGTAAACACTCTTCTTGTCGCTACAAGCGCACATAGCAACACGGCTGTGGGTACGAGTGCAATGTCATCAGCTACAACTGGCACTAACAACGTAGCCGTAGGTCGTAATGCACTAGACGCTAACACCACAGCATCTAACAACACAGCCGTTGGTTATTCATCTTTAGGAGCAAACTCCACAGGCGCTAATAACGTGGCGCTAGGCGCAAGTGCTTTATTCGCAAACACCACAGGCGCTAACAACACCGCTGTTGGTGGTCAAAGCGCACTTGGGGCTAATACTACTGGCGCACAAAACACTGCTATTGGTGGAGGTGCTTTAGCCGCAAACACCACAGCATCTAACAATACTTCGGTGGGTCATGCCTCGCTAATAAGAAACACCACTGGTGCAAATAATGTGGCCGTAGGGGTTGATGCTTTAAACTTTAACACCACAGGCGGTAGTAATACAGCAGTTGGCACAAGTGCTTTATTCGCAAACACCACAGGAGAGCAGAACACTGTTTCAGGACATCAGGCTTTAAAATCTAATACGACAGGCAGTGCTAATGTCGTAATGGGTTTAAATACTATGTACTACAACACTACAGGTTCTAGCAATGTTGCTCTTGGTAGGGACGCACTACAAAGAAACACAACAGCGTCTAACAACACAGCCGTTGGTACAGCCGCTTTATTCGCAAACACCACGGGCACAGAAAATACGGTTCTTGGGCAAAACGCTGGGTATACTAACGTATCTGGTTCTTATGGTGTTTACATTGGTCGTAATGCAGGTTACAACGCAACAGGTAATTTTAATACTTTTCTTGGAATGTCATCAGGTGATCAAGTAACAACAGGAACTGGCAACACCATCCTTGGACGCTACAACGGTAACCAAGGCGGCTTAGATATCCGCACCTCAAGCAACTACATCGTCTTGTCAGATGGTGATGGTAATCCTAGGGTTGTTCTTGATGTAAACGGCAGTTTTAGAGTCCCACAAGTATACAATGACACCGTTGCTTCTGCTTCCAATGTCTGGATTTCAAGTCTTGGTTATTTTTATCGTTCAACGTCTTCTGCACGTTATAAAAATACAGTCAATAACGCTACACATGGCTTAACTGAACTACTCACGCTTCGCCCTGTAACTTATAAGGGCAATAATGATGGCGACACTGTCTTTGGCGGCTTAATTGCTGAAGAAGTGCATGACGCGGGTTTAACTGAGTTTGTGCAATATGACGATGAAGAAAGACCAGATTCACTAGCTTACGGCAACATGGTATCCCTTTGCATCAAGGCAATCCAAGAACAGCAAGCCACAATTACGGCATTAACCGCACGTATCGAAACCTTAGAAGGAAAATAAAATGGAAGACCGAACAGCAGAACAACTAGCACAAGACTACTTAGCAATGGGTGATAGCGTAGCTCTTATCACAGATGTAATCGCAGGAGACTGCATGGCCGATGAATCTGCTGAAGATCGTCAAGGCTGTGTAGATAGAAACGTACAGCACCTTGAACTGATGGTAGCCAAAGAAGATTGGGGCGACGAAGACATGACCGCAGTTGAAGCAGCTATCAGCGCAGGCAATGGCTACACAGCCTCTTAAAGGGAGAATGTGATGGACTACCTATTAGATTTCTACATTTTTGCAACATCGCTGGTCACGGCGGCTAGTGTGGTTGCGAACTACACTGACACCCCTAAAGACGATGCTTGGGTAGCAAAGGCTTACAAGCTCATGGAAACCTTTGCATTCCTCAACAACAAGGCTAAACAACCTTAAAAGGAATCCCCCAGCTATGCAAGAAGAAACTAAAGCAGTAGTAGATGTACTGGCTATTGGTGGTACTTTAGGAACTGTAGCTGGGGTACTTCCACCTTTAGCAGCCTTAATTACTATTGTATGGACTTGTTTAAGGATTTGGGAAACAGATACTGTTCAAAATTTATTTAATAATAAGAAACCTTAAACCATGTTACCTCAAATCATATCAGGAGTTGTAGGTCTAGCTTCTTCGTGGTTGGATAATAAAAAAGCAAAACAACAAGCTACTCATGAAAAAGACATTGAACTTATTAAGAACACAACAGATTGGGAAACACAACAAGCAAAGAATTCACAAAACTCATGGAAGGATGAATGGTTTACTCTTGTGCTTAGTGTCCCCTTGCTGGGAGCCTTTATACCAACTATGGTTCCTTATATTCATGAAGGCTTTATGGTACTAGAGAGTATGCCTGATTTCTACAAAGGGTTCTTAGGTGCGGCAGTAGCTGCTTCTTTTGGTGTTAAAGCTTTATCTAAGTGGGGTCAAAAGTAATGCCGCCAAAAGGAACAAGTAGAAGAGAACCAGCAGATTATAGTGGTAGAAATACTCAACAAGTAATTGGATCTTTAGCTCCTGATGCTGGTCTATTCGGTACTGGTTCTTTTGGAGCTGCTCCTGAGTTATCTGCTGCTGTCTCCACTGCACCCGTTACACAGGCACAGCAAAAGGCTTTTAATGCTTCTATTGCCCCTATAGTTGCAAAGAACAAAGCTATTAATACTCAAAACGATACAGTGTACGCTGGTGGTAATAATACTTTTGATGAGTCAGCGGGTGGTGTGTCTTTCAAATCTAATATTACACCTACTCTTCAAACAAACGATGCGCTTGCTAATGCTCTGTCTGGCATGAATATACCTACTGCTGAAGAAAGAGCTGGTTTTGCTGCGCTGGCTGAGAAAAACGCAGCTAAGGCAGCAGCGGCTAAAGTAGAAGCAACAGCACAAGCCGCTAAAGATAAAGAGGTATATGACTACTTAGCTAATTATAAACCACCAACTGGTGCTGAAACTCTAGATAGGCTCATCTCTGGCATAGGGCCAGCATCACTTATCACCTTAGATGAAATACAAGCAAACCCTGCCTATGCAAATATGTCTTTATCTCAACAGAAGGCTTTAGTTGATAGTTCTAATGCTAACAATATCAACACAAAGCAATCAGCCGCCGCACAGGAAGCTAAAGACTTCTGGGCTACTCAAGACTACGATCCAAACAAATACAAGGTAGCACCAGATGCTTCCTTCGGAGAAAAGATAACGGGGTTAGCCCGTGTATCAGATAGCGTCTTTCAGTCTATTGCTAGTGGTAACGTACCAAAAGGTGCTCTGGGGGCATACGCTGGTATGGCTCAGTTAGGTGATAATCCTATGCCATCAATAGGGGAAATAGGTAAGGGGGTGTTGGCAGGGGGAGTAGGTGTAGGTGGAGGTGGTGGAGCTAGTCTGGCTGGTAGTTCTCCCATCACTCAATATATGGCACAGAGTTCAATACCTCCATACTTAAAGATACCGGGGTCATCCTCATCAGCAGCCGCTGGTTTAGTAGGGCATGACGATGTAAACCGTGTCTACATGAATACAGGTGAAGATCTAAGTAAAAAATACCCTAACATGGCTGGAAAGGGTAAGTGGATTGTCCCTGAAGGTGGAGGAACTATAGGGGCTTACGACATACAGTTTGTCAACGATGCCTACGATCCGAGAGCTGGTGGTTCTGGTATTTTTAATGATGTTTTAATGCCCGTTGCTTCAGCCGTTATGGGTTTCTATAATCCAGCGTTTGCTGTAGCTCAAGTAGCAACTAAAGCTGCTGCGGGTGAGACTCTTCACTTAGGTGATTATGCTTCTGCTATTACTGGTGGTTTAAAAGCAAGTGGAATGTTGACTGCACCTACTAAGGCTGTGGCAGCTACAGCAACGACACCAGCGGTTGCAGCTTCAGCAGGTAAAGGTTTGTTGGGTTTTGATTATGGCACTACAGTTAAAGGATTAAATACTGCTTTTGCTGTAGCTGATGGAGACATCATAGGTGGTGTTGTCTCTCAGTTTGGTGGAGACTTAACTGAAAAAGCATTGAATAGTGTAGGTTTAAACAAGGATGTTTTAGATGGCTTTAACATTAATCAAGACGATTTAGTTAAAGGGATGTTGACTACAGAAAAAGAACTTTTAAAAGGAACAGCTTTTGATGATGCTCTTCTTAAAGGTGTAGGTAAATACATTACTGAAGGTGGATCATCAAGATTAGGTACAGGTGGTATAGAAACTCCTGAGTTCATTAAAGCAATAGGCACTGTTGTTAAAGATGTAGGAAGAGCAATTGACTCTACTATTCTTCAACCTATTAAACAAACAATGCCTGCTGTTGAAGATGCAGTAAGGGCTGTTGGTTCTGCTATAGACGATGCAGCACAACCTCTTATTGAAACAGCTAAGACTGTTGCAGATCCTATAGTAGAGGCTGGCAGTGCTATAAACAGAGGAGTAGTTAAGCCTGTAGTAGGAGCTGTAGGTGACGTAGCTAAAGCCACTGGTAACGTAATACAAGCTGTTACAGAACCTGTAGTAGACGTTGTTGATGATGTGTTAGATAGTACCTACGATGCTATTAACCAGCTAGATAACTTTATAGATGATATTGATATGCCTAACATTAACCTTCCTAATGTAAACTTACCAAATATCAATATGCCCAATGTAAATTATAGTGGCGGTAGGAACCCTTTAAACTTTAACATTAGTGGTGGTGGTCAGCCTGTTCCACGAGCTTCTTTAATGTCCAACAAAAAATTAGATGAGATTGATTTAGGTTTTGAATTGGAAGAACTTGAAAGAGTTAAACCGTTTGAACCACTAGAGTACAACCCAAGAGGGATGCAAGCTATATGACGTATTTAGAATTAGTAAACGCTGTTCTCAGAAGGCTGCGTATAACAGAGGTAGGTTCAGTAAATGAAACTGCATACTCTGCCATGATTGGTGATTTTGTTAACGACAGTAAGAGTATGGTAGAGGATTCACACGATTGGTCAGCACTTAGGACTACATTGACGGTTACTACGTCTGAGGATATTTTTAACTATGCGTTAACTGGTAGTCAGAATAATATAAAGATGTTGGATGTAATCAACGATACGTCTAATAACTTTATGACTTATCGCCCATCAACGTGGATGAACAATGTATTCTTAAATGAGACACCAACGACAGGCTCGCCTACCTACTACAGCTTTAATGGTGTAGATTCTAACGGTGATACTTTAGTTGACATCTACCCTATTCCAGATGCTGTCTTTGCATTACGTTTTAACTGTATCTTAAGGAACCCTGATTTAGTTGAAGACACAGATCAATTAGTTATTCCTTCCCGTCCTGTTGTTCAGGCAGCAGTAGCTTTAGCTGCTAGAGAGAGAGGAGAAACTGGTGGAACAAGCACTGCTGAATACTTTGCAATAGCCGATAGTTTCCTTTCGGATGCTATTGCTTTAGATGCTAATAGACACCCAGAAGACCTTATCTTTAGGGTTATATAGTTATGTCTTCTCCTCTACAGAATATAACAGTAGCTGCTCCGGGCTTTAGGGGGTTAAATACACAAGACTCTCCCTTGAGTTTGGATAATTCTTTTGCGTCTATTGCAGATAACTGTGTGATAGACCAATACGGAAGAATAGGCGCACGTAAAGGTCGTGAACTTTTAACTACCAATCCAGAGATATTAGGTACAAGTAACGGTTTAGGTACGATTACAGAGTTTGTAAATGAATCTGGTGTTTCTATTGTTTTTTCAGCAGGTAATAATAAAATATTTACAGGCACTACTACACTTGTAGACGCAACTCCAGTAGGAACCACTATAGTTGGAAATGAATGGAGAATTGTTAACTTTACTAATCATTGTTACTTCTTTCAAAAAGGAAACGAACCCTTAGTTTATGCAGATCACGAAGGGGTTATAACCACAGTAGAAGGGCATGATCATAGTACAGGAATACCTCCACAAGGTAATGAGGTATTAGCTGCTTTTGGTAGACTTTGGGTAGCAGATGTAGAAGGTGATCCCAATACTATTTATTGGTCTGACCTTTTAGATGGAACTAAGTGGTCAGGGGGAAGTACAGGCTCTTTAAGTTTATCTAAAGTTTGGCCTACAGGTTACGACGAAGTTATAGGATTAGCCGCACACAATGGATTTTTAGTTATTTTTGGTAAGACTTCTATTGTCATTTATTCGGGAGCCGAGTCTCCTGCAACTATGGTTTTGTCGGATACTATAGCCAACGTAGGATGTAAACACAGAGACAGTATACAGAATGTAGGTACTGATTTGTTCTTCCTGTCTAATGAGGGTGTACGTAGTTTAGGAAGAGTAATTCAAGAGAAGTCTTCTCCAGTTAGAGACATCAGTAAGAATGTACGTAATGATTTACTCCACATAGCTAATCTACAAACAAACGGAATTAAATCTGTATACAGTCCTGAAGAAGCGTTTTACTTAATTTCTTTTCCTTCTTCTAGTGTTGTTTATTGTTTTGATATGAGGACTCCGTTAGAAGATGGGAGCCATCGAGCTACTGTTTGGACAGGGATAAGTTTACGATCTTTTGCTAGAGCAATTGACGGTACTCTCTATATGGGCAATGTAGATGGTATCAATACTTACTCAGGTTATCTAGATGTTACATCACCGTATCAAGTAAATTACTTTACCAATCCTCTTGACTTTGGTGACTCATCAAGATTAAAGATACTTAAAGAATTAGACTTGACATTCATCGGTGGTCAGAATACGAAGGTAACAGTTAACTGGGGCTACGACTACACAC